ACTCTCAAAAGAGGAGTGCCGTTGCGAGGAAAAGAAGTAAGGCTCAAGGAGTTGGTGGTAAACCTACGAATGTCAGTACCTTTACCAAGAAGTATTACGGTGGTATGATAGAAATCTAAGGAGAATTATGAAAGAAAGCAGCACATTAAAATCATTATTTGCAAAAGATAGAGGTATGCCCAAAGGTGCTAACTATCCAGCTAAATTTGAAAAAACTGCTTTTGAAAAAGGTAAAAAATTTAAAAATCTTTTTAAGGGAATTACAGTCTCAGGAGTTGCAAGTAAATTACCTAAAGCTGCAAAAAACTTAGGTAAAGTAGCAACTGTTGGAAAAATAGCTAGAGCAGCAACACCAATTGGTTTAGCAGCAACAGCAACTAAGCTTGTTTATGATGTGGCTACAATGTCTCCTGAAAAGAAAGCTAAAGTTAAAAAATTGAAAACAAAATTAAGTAAAACAAGCACAAAAGATTATCACAGTGATCTTTTAAAAATGAGTGTAGGAGGAGATACAATGTTAAAGAACCCTAAAAAAGCTGACTTAGATAAAGATGGCAAATTATCTAGTTACGAGAAAAAAAGAGGAAAAGCCATCGAATCAAATATGATGAAAGCTAAAACAGGTAAGGACATTAAAATTATTGAAGCTGTTGTTAAAGAACCTATAATCGGAAAAGGTAGATTAAAAAAAGAAGTAAAGAAAAAATCTATGGGTGGAGAAATGCGAGGTTATGGTGCAGCAAGAACTTCAGGCATGGGTTTACAAGATGAAAATTTAATACCGGGAAAGTCTTTGGATTATTACAAAGATTTAATGTAATGAATTATGGCAACGTCAGGAACATCAGCATTCGATTTAAATATCGATGACATTATTGAAGAGGCATACGAAAGATGTGGTATGCGGACTAATAGTGGAAATGATTTACGTAGTGCAAGAAGAAGTTTAAATCTTTTATTTTCAGAGTGGGGCAACAGAGGAATTCATCTTTGGAAAGTATCTTTAAATGAAATAGCGTTAGTATCAGGAACAGCACAGTATTCTGTGAATAGTGCTATTGGTGATGTTTTAGAGGCTTATATTTCTACAACTAATTTAGCTGGTAATACATCATCAACAAACGACATCTCATTAACAAAGATAGATAGATCTGCATACGCAGCTCTACCAAATAAATTAGCAACGGGACAACCATCACAGTATTTTGTCGACAGACAAACCACTCCTCAAATATTATTATATTTAGCACCTGATGCAAATACTTACACAACATTAAAATTTTATTCTATAGATAGAATACAAGACGTTGGTGGTTACTCAAATCAAGCAGACGTAGTATACAGATTTTTACCATGTATGTGTTCTGGTCTTGCTTACTATTTATCTGTAAAACGAGCACCAGATAGAATTCAATTATTAAAACAATTATATGAGGATGAATTATTAAGAGCACTTAATGAAGATGGTCAAAGAGCATCTGTTTATATATCTCCTCAAACTTATTTTGGAGATGGAGTATAATGTCATTTGCAACTGGTAAAAGATCAAAAGCTATATCTGATAGATCTGGTATGGAATATCCTTATAAAGAAATGGTAAAAGAATGGAATGGTTCTTTAGTACACATATCTGAATTTGAACCAAAGCATCCTCAATTAGATCCTCCATATCATAAGGCAGATGCAGTAGCTTTGAAAAATCCTAGGGTAATGAAATTTCAACAACCAACTCAAGAATTTAGTAATGATCAAACTATTTCTGATTCTGGAGGAATACATGTTGGTGTTGCTAACTTATCTCTACCAGGAGATTTTGCATTTAAGACACAAGAATTTAATGTAACAACAAATGGAATTACAACTACAATACACAGTATGGTTCCAGAAGATCCGTCTGTACAAAATAGAAGAAGAGAATTACTATCAAATATAGGAACTGTGGAGGTTAGTATTTCATAATGGCAATATCACATTCAGATTTTTTAACACAAGTAAGAAACTATACTGAAGTAGATAGTAATGTTCTTACAGATGCAATCATACAAGATTTTATTAGATCAGTTGAATTGGACGTAGCAGGTAAAGTCGATTACGATGATTTGAGAAAATACGCAACTTCTAATTTTACTGCAGCAAATAGATATGTCAGTCTACCATCAGACTCGATGATCGTCAGATCTGTGCAAGTAATAGATGGAAGCACTAGAATTTTTTTAGAAAAAAGAGATACAAGTTTTATTTCTGAATTTAATAGCACGGGTACACAAGGAACACCTAAATATTTTGCTAATTGGGACGATTTTAATATTCTTGTAGCACCTATACCCGCAACAGCTCTACAAGTACAAATAAATTATATTATTGATCCACCAGAATTTACATCTACAAATTCTACATTTTTATCTACATATCAAGAGTCTATGTTATTACATGGAGTTCTGACTGAGGCTTTTAGTTTTTTAAAAGGGCCAGACAATCTATACAACTTGTATCAAAAGAAGTATACTGAAGAAGTACAAAATTTTGCCTTACAACAAATGGGCAGAAGAAGACGTGGAGAATTTAGTGATGGAGTACCAAGAATAGTTGTTCCTTCACCTTCTCCAAACCAATAATTTTATAAGGAGAATAATTATGGCAATAACAACAAATGCAATTTGTGATTCTTTTAAGAAACAATTGCTACAAGCAAAGCATGATTTTGATACATCATCTGATACATATAAGTTAGCGATGTTTACAAGTTCTGCAACTTTAGGAAAATCAACTACTAATTATGCTACTAACCCTGGAGGAGGATCTAATACAGAAGTCTCATCATCAGGTTATTCTGCAGGAGGAAAAGCATTAGTTAACCAAGGTGTGAAAGTTTCATCTTCTGTGGCTATCACAGATTTTGCTGACTTATCATTCGTGGGTGTAACATTAACTGCTAGAGGAGCTTTAATTTACAATACAACAACTGACGGTGGATCAGGCACTACTGATGCAGTGGCTGTTTTAGATTTTGGTGGTGATAAAACTGCAACTTCTGGAACATTTACAATTCAGTTCCCTGCATTCACAACATCTGCTGCGATTTTAAGATTAGCATAAGGATTAAAATGATATGGCCACTGGATGGGGACGAAAGACATGGGGAGCATCAGAATGGGGAGATCTTTCTGACGAAATAGTTTCCGTCAGTGGCATATCACTAACATCATCAATAGGTTCTGAATCAGTTACAGCAAACGCTGATGTAAGTGTTTCAGGAATTTCATTAACTTCATCACAAGGAACAACTGTTGGAGGAACTTCTGCCTTAATAGAAAATCCTGGACCTGTGACTATGTCTGCGGGTATTGGGAGCACCGTTGTTGGAATAGGAGTACCAGTTACAGGTATTTCTGCAGCTTCAAGCATTGGGGCTACAACTGTAGATGAATCACAACTAACTGGTATTGGTTGGGGTAGAAAAACTTGGGGTAACCTTGCATGGGGTGGAGCTTTTTCTGTAATCGCAACGGGACAATCACTTACTTCATCAATTGGAAGTGCAATTGGTAAAACAGATGTAAGTGTATCCGTTTCAAGTGCAGGAGAATTAACCTCCACTTTTGCTAGTCCATCTTTCTCGATTCAAATTGACCAAGCTATAACAGTTATCGCATCTGAACATACAATTAACTCAAGTATTGGTAATGAAAGTGTTACAGCAGATGCAAATGTAACTGTTTCAAGTGCAGGATCCTTAGCTGGATCTATTGGCAATACTGTTGCAGGATTAAAAACTCCGGTTGATGTTAGTGGCATTCAAATGTCAATAACTCAAGGTACATTTAGCTTAGTGCAATCTACCAATGAAACTGTAACTGGGCTGCAAGGCACCTTATCACTTGGCCAACACGATGAAATACCTGGACAAATTATAGGTGTTGGTGGATTACAGAGCAACTTTGGTGTAGGTTCTGTTACAGTCACTGGTAATTCTGCATTAGATTTGTCAGGAATTGTAGGCACATTATCAGTAGG